CGAGTTTGGACGCATCGCTAACGGCAAAAGAAAGCTACAAATGTGGAAGCATTACGCGTGGAAAACAACGCGTATTTCGTTAAACGTCGCGTTCTGGATATTTATACTATATAAACTACTATTCTGAAATGGCTGAAAAAACAATTGGTTTCTTTATAGATACAAATGGTATCGAAGTATTTGGAAAACTTGCTACTGCTGCTGGTGAAGTAAATGAAAAATTTAAAACAGCAAAACAAGAATTAAAAGCATTGCAAATAGCAATGCTTGAAATGGATAATACAAGTAAAGAATTTAAAAAGGCTTCTGATCGTGCTGCTGAATTACAAGATAAAATATCAGAATTAGGGGAAAATTTAAGAGCTAATGTTGGAAATGCTTTTGAGGGTGTTTCAAATAATATTTCTTTATTTGGAAGCCGTTTAATGTCTTTAGATTTGAAAGGAGCAGGTGAAGCATTAACATCAGTTGGTGTTGCTTCTAAAAAGATTGGGTTTAAAGAAATGGCTACCGAATTAGGTGGTCTTATAAAAGGTGTTTTAAATTTAGGAAAAGCATTACTCACAAACCCATTGTTTTTTTTAGCAACTGTAATATCTACAATAGTAACAAACTTTGATGCTCTTTCAAAATCGGGCGGAGTATTAGGTAGTATATTAACTAAAATTGGGGACTTAATTGATTGGGCAATTCAAGGATTTACTGATTTGACAGACGCAATAGGATTAACTTCTATTGCCGCTCAAAAACAAGCTGAAAAAGTAGCTCAAACTGCAAAAGACATTCGTGATGAAATTGATAAAATAGATAAAATTGCATCAGATAGAAAAAAGAAAGTTTTAGAGGAATTTAACAACGATATAAACAAAGCATACGACGCCGAGAAAAAGAGAATTGAGGAAATTCTTAAAGATAACGAGCGTCAAATGAAAAGTTATGAGGATTTATACAATAGCGGAACGGTTTTAAATGAATCTCAACAGGCAATGTATGAATACTTTAAAACAGAATCCACTAAATTCAAAGCATACATTAAAGACTTTGGTAAAGAAGTAGATGATTACAATGAAAAGAAAAGAAAAGAGGAAGCCGATAAACTTAAAAAAGGACAAGATGAAAAGGAACGTTTGCAAAAAGAAGCAGACGATAAAGAGTTAGAACGTCGCAAGAAGTTAAACGACGAAATGATGGCTGAAGATGACCGAATGGCATCTATTGAAGTTGATGATTTAATAGCAAGAGAAAAGAAAAAAGCAGATACAAAACTTCTTGCGGAAATGCAGTCACATGCAAATCTGACAGCCTTAAAAGCTGAACATTCACAAAAAGAACTTGAAGCTGAACAAAAAGCAGAAGAACAAAGAGGACAACTTCGCGTTGATGCAATGAAGACTTCTTTGTCAATTATTAGTGATTTAGCTGCTGCATTTGCAGGAAAATCGGAAGCACAACAGAAGAAAGCATTTCAAATACAAAAAGGTGTAAGCATAGCAACGGCAACCATAGACACATTCCTTGCAGCACAAGGAGCGTATCGTTCGCAAATGGCTATCAGTACACCTGACGCACCTGTTCGCGCAGCAGTAGCTGCAGGAATTGCAATTGCTCAAGGTCTTGCTCGTGTTGCCATTATAAGCAAACAACAATTTCAAGGAACAGGTGGAACGAGTGGTGGAAATAATGGGGGTGGAAACGTACCAAGTCCAAACGCTGGAACAATGGCACCTTCACCTGCTAACTACGACTTCATAAGTCAGCAACCCAACCAACAACCACCGCTTCAGGCATACGTCGTTGGAACACAAGTGTCAAGCAACTTAGAAGCACAACAGTTAATACAAAATCAATCTCGCTTAGGCGGTTAAAAAATAAACACATGAATAAAAAAATTAAAGTTATTGAATACGGCATCGACGACGAGGGTTTGTTGGGCGTGTTCGCCATTTCAGTTGTTGAACAACCCGCAATAGGTGTGGACTTCGTTGCGCTATCAGACCAACACACGGTAAAGTTCAAAGAAGATTTTAGAGGTCTTTTATACGGTGCGCTATTGATTCCCGACCAACTCATTTACAGACGCAACGACAAGACCGAAGAAGAATACTACGTCAAGTATTCAAAGGATACCATTCGTGCTATTGCTTACAACTACTTGAAGCAAAACATGACCAACAACGCAACGGTTGAACACGCAAAAGTTGTGGACGGTGTTTCGTTGGTGGAAACGTGGATCATCGAAGGCGAAAACGACAAGTCGAAGAACTTCGGCTTTGACCTTCCAGAAGGCACTTGGTTCGGTTGCATGAAAGTAGACAACGAAGAAGTAAAGCAACAGATTCAAAACAAAGAAGTCTTGGGTTTCTCAATCGAAGGAAACTTTGAAGTTGAGAAAGAAATGTATTTAAGCGCACACGACGAGTTTGCTGCCATACTTGCCGAAATAAACGAACTACTCAAAGGCGAGTAAATGAACATCGAAGCAGGGGGGTTCTTAAAGGTCGAACTATTCAACGACGACGCAACTCTGTTTCTAAACGCACTCACCAAGATAACGAACGAGAGCGGTAAAATGGGGTTTAAGACGTATGGGTTGAGCGAAGACGAAGTGAAGGTACTCAATACCATACTTGATAATTTAGGATAAAAAAAACGGGGGTAACTACTCCCCCGTTCAAACCTAAAAATCAAAATGTAATCAATGAAAAATCGAATTACGAAACAAATATACGAGTTTTTCTATTTAGGAACTAAACATTTAATAAACACTTATATGAACTTACGAGAAAAAGTAAACGCTCTTTTCGCAAAACACAATGTTAGCCTATCTGCTGAAGAAGTAGTTGAGGTGAAGCAAATGGTTGAAGCGATCTTAGAGGACGGAACAAGCATCTACTCTGACAGCGACACTTGGGCTGCTGGTGTTCGTGTATTCGCTAAAGACGCAGAAGGCAACGAGGTTGTTGTTGCGGACGGAGAATACACAACAGCCGAAGGCGTTATTGTTGTAGTTGCTGACGGTCTTTTGGTTGAATTGAAACCAATGGTTGAAGAACCAGAAGTTGAGGTTGAAGTAGAAGCCGAAGAACAAGCTAAAGAAGAAACATTCAACGCAGAAGTTGAAGGTCTTTTGTCTTTGGTTGCAAAATTAGAAAGCGAACTTGCCGACATCAAGAAGGCAAACACCGAGCTTTCTGCTAACGTTGAGAAGTTGAGCGCACAACCTGCGACAACATCAATCAAAGAAGTTAAACAATCAAAAGTAAGCGCACCTGCTAAAAGCTACAACAAAATGTCAGCTGAGGAACGCTTCTTATTTCACTTAAACAAATAAAAAAACAAAATAAAAAATGGCTACTACCACTTCATTAACTACGACCTACGCAGGTCGCGAAGCAGCAGGATACATCCGCGCTGCATTCTTAAGCAACGAATCACTTGCCGCTGTTACTTTCAAAGAGAACATCGAGTACAAACAAGTTGTTCGTAAATTAGTTGATTCTATCACTTTTGCTAACGCAACTTGTGACTTCACACCAACAGGAACAGTTACTCTTACAGAGCGTATCTTGACTTTGGAAAAATTCCAAGTTCATCGCCAACTTTGTAAAAATACGTTTTTATCGGATTGGGAATCTCGCTCAGAGCAGAACGGAGAACTTCACGCTTCATTGACTGACGCATTAATTGCTAACGTTTTGGCGGGTGTTGCTGCAAACAACGAGCGTTTGATTTGGCAGGGTGTTAACGCAACAGCAGGTGAGTACGCAGGTTTCGAAACTTTGTTCTTAGCTGACGCTGCGGTTCTTGACGTTGCTTCACCTGAAGCTATCACTTCTACTAACGTAATCGAGGAAATGGGCAAACTTGTTTTAACACTTCCAACACGCGTTCGTCGTGCAACTGAGAAGCCAGTTATCGCAGTTTCTTCTAACGTTGCTGAAGCATACAGAAGCGCAATCTTAGGTCTTGGTGGTGGATACTACCTTTATCAAGGAGAATCAGTTGTAATGAACTGGCAAGGACAGTATGACGTTATTGAATGTCCCGGTATGTCTGACGACACAATGGCGTTTTACCAAAAGAGCAACCTATGGTTCGGTACTAACTTACTTGACCAATGGAACAACGTAGCAGTTTTGGATATGTACCAATACGATCTTTCTGACAACGTTCGTTTCGCAGCTTCTTTCTTCGCAGGTGTACAA